CTTTTTCATAACTATAATCAAAATATTGTACGACTGCTTCCAGGTCATCAGAATGCTCGGTCTTAGACCACTTAGTAAATCTCTTCCGTGGTCTAACAATATTTATAAAAAAATCAAATTGAAGACGATTGTCCAAATTAGCATATTGGTTCATTACATTTGCTGCTTGAACTGTATCCTGGAAGTATGAGAACTGCCGATTAGTAATATATGGATTGTATCCTTTCTCAGCTAGTTCATCATTATCAGTCCCTGACATAATATTCTTGCCAGAGTTTATCGCATTTACATAATCAAAAATATTTGACATTATTCGTCTTCAGATTTTTTTTGTTGTGGTGGAAGTTTTCCATACACATGAACATAGAAATCGTTATTCCATTGAGCAACCATGTTTCTTAGTTCAATGTATCTTTTCTTTAAATCAACGTGATTGTCTTGTAACTCTTTATGGTCTTGACGAAACATTGCAAGGTTTTTCTGCATGTTTTTTAATGAGTTGATTGCAGCATCAACAAACATGAGTTCATCATCCCAGTTACCTGTATTGTGACCAAGTTCTTTAGTCACAAAATCTTTTAGTTTATCCATTGGTTCTTCAGACATATTATTCTCCTACTTAAATTCACAGTCTGTCATAATTTCAGTCAGACATGCATCTATTTCATTTTTAGTCAATAATCCTATATTGACAATTCTACCATATAATTCTTGTTTTGTCAATCTTTCCCAATCAGTAAGATGATGTACAAAATCCTCATTATTCTCAAAGGTCTTTCCACACTCAGGACATATCATTTTTCTTACCTTTAGAAAGATTATCTCTCCAGAACAACATCTGTAGATTTTCCTTTGAACCTATGACCTCTGGGGGTATATTATTTTCCCAACCATAATAGCATGATATTTTATGATCTAACTGATACCCATCATTTCCAGCTACTACACGTTCATAGTTTTCTGAATTAATTTCTTCCTTATATTTTTTGTAGTTTCTTTCAGTTATCACCCTAACTCTTTGTCTATATCTTTGATACTCTGGAGTATCCTCTCTCCAACTATGGTGTTTTTGCCCTTTAGAATAATTTCCTGTTCTGATTTGTCCCTTTTGTTTCACACTTGCTTTTTTTATGCTTGAATGTGATTGAGCAGTTTTACCTTTATTCCAAGGATCTTTGCCAGTATTGTCAATATGATCCATTCCTCTTTCTTTTGCTTTCAGAGACATCTTTGATAATGTTTCTTCACTATAGACATCTGACTTTCCTTTATTCCAAGGCTCCTTTCCTTTAAGCTTATCAGATATCTTTTTCCTCGTCTCATTGCTTGTTGGTTTTCTCGAGAAAGGTAATCTACCAGAAACCCATTCTTCACCAGGACATGTATTTGCTCTTTTGTTAATCTTGCCGTTGTTCCAGAATCTCATATCAAATGCCTCCTTGTTTTATCTATTTATACAAGATTGCATTTGTCGCAGATATTTTTTTATTTAAACTCACAGTCTGTCATAATTTCTGTTAAACAGGCTACTAGATTGATCTCAGCGTCGCTGACGAAAGCAGACTTGTATGAATAGTCAGCAATATATAGTACAAGTCTCGGAACCGAACTACCTACTAGATATTCGCTGGCTGTATCATATAACCGACGATAAAGAGCAGTAGGTTCAGTGTCGCCATTTGAACCAACCCACTTTCGCATTTCTTTGAAGTTACGCTCTTTTAGATAATTTATAAGAACACGAAAGTTATCTTCATTCATATTGACAAGAATACCAGAGTCGATAACACCAGATGATGCATATCGTTGTAACTCATTCAACACTCGCCGCCAATCAGGAAAGTGTTTCATAATTAACTCACCAACAACTTTGATATCGTATTCTACATTCTCTTGTTTGAGAATATTTTTTACACGAACCATAAATTGTTTGGCAAGTTCTGGTTTCTGTTTGTTTGGAATATTGAACTCAATTACCGAGCATCGAGAATGTAGTGGTTCAATGATACGATTCTTGAAGTTACAAGTCAGAACAAATCCACAGTTCTTTGAGTACTCTTCCATAAAGTTACGAAGAGCAGGTTGAGTCGATTGTGGATTGAGATAGTCTGCTTCGTCAAGGATTACGTACTTACGATTACCTGTCAATGAAACAGTTGAAGCAAAGTTCTTAATCTCAACTCGAAGTGTGTCGATGTTACCATTCAACGAACCGTTGATTACGATATAATCAAACCCACACTCCTCTAGCATAGCCCTGGCGACAGTAGTTTTACCGACGCCAGGACCACCAGTTAGCAAAAGATTAGGAACGTAGTTTTTCTCTACCATAGCAGAGAACGTAGTTTTCAAATCAGATGGAAGAATACAATCTTCAATCTTACTTGGTCGATGGGATTCGACCCATAATAAATTATCACTCATGATAAAGTAACCTTCCTGTTACGTTAAACCAATATAAAGTAATACGAAGGTTGCGTTATTTGCTCTCCGTTGCAATGTAGTACTGTAACTTACCTTCATTAGCAGAGAAGTGACTGATACCCTTCGAAGAAATGCGAACAGTATAATCTGCTGGCATGAAGCGAAGATTTTCAATCTTGAACGATAGATCAAACTCTTTATCAGTCTCACCAACAACATAACGGAATACGTTACCACTAGCATTCTTGATATCACCAACAACGATAGTGATCTGACCATCAGCACCTACAACCGACCAGTTTGGCAGTTGAAGAACATTCGCAGCCTGTGTTGTTTTTTGTAGAACACTCTGAGTAAGTTCAAACTCGACAACAACGTCGGGTAGATCAATAGACTTTTCAGGTGGTTGAATAATCATACTCGGATCAGCGAATCGATATTCAACATGTGAAACACCATTCTTAATCGTAACACTCTGATCTGTAAATTCAAAATCTGGTTTCTCAAAAAGACTCACAGTGCCGAGAAATTGATTTAGATCATAGATACCAAAAGAAGATTCAAAAGAATCATCGATCTCAGCCATCGCTAAGATTGTCTTTTGTGGTGAGATAGTTCTAACTGTATTACCAGACTTCACATAGATGCTGGGATTGATAGTAGTAAAACTCTTGAGAACACCAAGAGTATTTTCTGTAATTTGCATAATACACTAACCTTTCAAAAGTATCGAAAAACGTTTCTTAACTCAACAATAATATCTAATATACTATATTTCACTCCTTATGTCAATAAAAATTACTTCAATCTTTCTGTTGGATCTGCGGTGCCAGAAACACCAGCGGCTGCTAACGCTTCAAGACTACCACCAAATACATATGATCCCATATGAGTTAGGCGCATCCATGGGCACAACCAAACTTTGATTCCTGCTTTTCTTGCCCACTGACAGAACATATAATCTTCAGAAAGATATCGTTTAGATTCAGGATCGATCACACAATCAAAGTATGCCATAATTTCACGAGAACCATCAAATTCTTTCGTTCGAATATGATCAGGTAAATATTTAAATTCAGGATATGCTTCTTCGTATTTCTCAAATGCTTTACGCTGAATCATCATAAATCCAGTGCCGCCTTCAAGCACTTCAACTGGTTTATCTAATTCAATCTCATTTGCTCCATCGGCTGGATTGAAAACATAATCGCCAACAAATTCATTCAATGCATTAGGATTTTCATCAGCAAATCCTTTATCAACTGCTCGTTTAATTTTTTCCCAAGCAATCGTTTTCTTAGGATATGGACCACAAACAATGTCTTTATCAGAATCTGGATCAGCAATTGCTGCAAGAGCCAAAACATCGTTTGGATCAAATCCAATATCTGAATCAATAAACATTAAATGTGTAAAATGTTCATTACGAAGAAACTCATCTACACAATAATTTCTTGCACGAGTAATTAACGACTCATTAAACAGATAATAGAAATCGACATTAACACCATACTGTGTTGACAGTTTACAAAGATCAGCTGTTGATTTAGTATAGTATCCAGTACAATTACCACCATACATTGGTGTTGCAACAAGAATGTTTCTTTTTCTTAGATCATCAATATCAATTTCAATTTGCATTTATTCTTTTTCTCCATGTTGTAGATCATGGTTATACATCGCAATGATTGCATAATGAATGATCTTCATAAGGTCTGCACGATTATACCCATTCTTCTTGCCATATCGTTGAGCATACTTCATAATGTTACCAATACAAAATCCCTCACCATGACCGCCGTCAATGATGAATTCTGTTGCTTGATAGTTGTTTGTGGAATAATGCTCACCGTAAGTTCCATTAATATAATCTTGCACTTGCTGAAGGATTTCACCTTCATTGTATTTATACTCTGTCATTTAGGATCTTCCCAATTCGTAATCAATTTCATTCCATAATTATTCACACCTTTTGGTATTTCAATATCAGATTTATATATCAAAGCATTTTTCTTAAATGGCAAATAATCAACGTAATGATGCCATCTACCATAACGCCATACAACACGAGCAACATCAGGATGCATCTTCGCTAACATCTCAGATTTGTTTACAGTGCCAAGAGCATTGTAATTCATATCTTCTACTTTGTCAAGCACTTTATCACCAATTTCTTTATGATAAAATTCTTCTGTGTTACCACCCTTTACAGTTTGAGTTGCTGCTTTGCCTTGAAGAAAGGCATTGAATTGAATCGTACAGTCACCATCTTTCAGGACACGGAGAGACAAATCAGTATCTTCATTATATCGACCACGCCAACGATGTTTACAATTGTTATCAATCAACAAACAAGAATAGATTCGAGTGTTCGTTACAAATGGTGGATAGTGTTGATCCGGTGCAATAAAGAACCGATACTGAAAACCAGATACTGGCACATTTTCAAAACGATCTATAAAATCTTCTGCTGCTTTAAAGATAGCACCACTACCAACACGAATACGTTTGTTCTTATGAAGGCGATAGAAGTCTGAAATGTTATCGTCCATTACCCAGTGCTTTTCAGCACCAATAGAGATTGAGTGGTCCCAACACCAGTTTCTTGCACGACCAGGACCATCACCATGATTAGAGAATGGAGCAACAAGAAGAGTTACCCACTCACGAATATTAAATTCATCAAGTGCTTTTTCATAATTATCTAGGTCTTGTGGCTCAATCGCAATGTAATGAGGCACACCGATCTTACTTAAAGACCTAGATGTAATCATAGAGTCGTGTCGACCCTTTGAAACAATATATACTGGTTGATTTGGATTAGTCATTAAAAAAGTTCTCCAAGGTATTATCGAAATATTTGTACGCTTTGCTCCATTTTATAATACTCTTACCTTGATTTCTATATCCACCTTCTTGTCGTGTATTACCACCACTTTTTTGATATAATATATTATATATGCCAGGAAACATTCTTGCAAGTGTTTTATGATCTTTTTGTGTCTGTTCTATTCGTTGACTATCCCAAAGAACAGAGTTGAAAGTTTTACTAGCAACACTTTGATTGGCTATAACGTATTCATTTGAAACTCTATTACCAAAACCATTCACTAGCAACGATAATAGAAAGCAAACATCTTCACCCACTCGAACTGATGTTAAATCAAGCATAGGCAACAAATCTTTAAAGTCAGATCCGTTTATCCAATACGTTGAAGTCAGAGAAGAGTTGTTAGTATAAAGTGTTGGAAAAGGAGGATTTTGAACTTGAGCACACCCGCAAACAGTTACTTCTGATTCATCTAACCATTCATCGAATAATTTAAACATGTCTTCGACTTCAGAATGAGAAGCTACTTTTTTTGATTTTTCCATATTAGAATCTTCACCAAAATACTTTGTGTTTCTTTTATAGAAAGTAATATCATCGTCTAATATAGAATACTTTATCTCTTTACCAGCCTCATAAATGAGTTTTCGAGTTTTAGGAAGACAATAATAATCCAAGTAATGATACTCGGAAGTGTCTGGTAATACTAAGTACTCACAATCATATTTGTATTCTGGTCTTTCCCATGCTTGCACGACCATAACAACTCGCTCTCTCAATGATGGAGAAAGATTCTCATATGTGATTTGATTGTCAACTCTTTTTACGGTAGGTATAAAAATCTTTTCAATCATTCTTCGATCCAACGTAATAAAGAATTCGCTGTACGATCTAATTTAGGATGCCAGATTGCTGGATTGTTTTTAGATTTAGAAGAAGGAAACTGTCCAATCATTTCACAGAATTCGTTATAATCTTCTTCTGTCCGAAAATGAACATATATTGTTTTAAATTTAGCATCTGTATTATTTTCGTTTTTAAATTCTGGCATACCTTGCCAATGTTTCTTCCAGTAATTTGGATGAGAAGATTCTACATCAGGTATTTTACCTAAAAAGTCTTCGAGTGTATTATGTTTAGACTCGTCACTCTCATTCATTTCTTTCATAAAGTTGTCATATTTACCACTTTCTTCAACACTCATT